GCGTTTACAGCATTTGTCGCGATTTCCCACTGGGAGCCAAATGGCAAGATTATGAGTCCTCGTGTCATATATGATATGTTAGGAATTTATGGCGGTGATGATGGTATAACCACGCACGTCGAACCTGACCATTATGTCAAAGTAGCCAAGATGTTTGGCTTGACGCTGAAAGCGACTACTGTTCAGCGTGGGGAACAAATTAGTTTTTTAGCCCGTCAGTTTGGACCAGGAGTTTGGAATGGAGATCCTACTAGTTGTTGCTCCATCAAACGACAAGTGACCAAGTTCCATATTACTACGGATAAATTATGCCCTCCCGTAGTGAAATTTGGCCAAAAATTGTGTTCTATAATTTTGACAGATCATAGCACCCCCATTTTTGCTGAACTAGCCGCAGCATCAAAGCGGTTAGGGCTAATATTCCCATCAGTTTGTACTGAGAGCTGGTGGGGTAGGTTCACGTCAGATGTGCAGTTTCCTAATGACCCACAGATCTGGATGTGGGAATACATGCAGAGGGATCTCCCTGGGTTCAATTATGAAAGATTCGAAGCCCACTGCGCGAGAGCGCAGTCTATTGAGGAGCTTATGAATTTTCCTCTTTGTATGCATGTCCCGGCACCAGTCCCTCCACCCCATGTTTTCTTGAATGGGGTTGGTGATGGTATTGTTGCCACACCGGAGCCTATAGTTGGTTTTGATCATAATATTGACAAGACCAATTTTTCAAAAGAAGGTACACCTGCGGAAATAAAGCCCACTGAGACGTTAGTAGCACCACCTGAGAGCAAGAATATGAAGCGCAAGAAAGAAAAGAAAACCCACATTTGTAATACCGATCCTAGTACTCAATCATCTTCATCAAAGAAATGTGGTAAATGCGGGGGAACCAATCACGACACTCAGGATTGTCGAACAAAGCCCCGGAAAAAGAAGGACATGAAATAAGACCGCACAGGTTCTGCGGGCAACGAATTTTAATTCGATTAATACTTAGTTGTTCAGTTAATACATGTCCGCATGGCAAAAGGAAACAACAAACAGAAGAAAACAGTCCGCAATAACGTTAAGAAAT